TTTAGAAGCTAGTTTACCTCTAGCTTTTTCATCTAGATCACGAGTTCTAGATTCAGGAGTATCTATACCATAAAGTCTGACACGACATTTATGTAAAATACTAAAGCCGAGATCGAGAACACAATCTATTGTATCCCCATCGACCACACGAGTGACCTCGCATTTATATTCGTACATGTTAACTACTTATGGTTTTAACGACAGATGTGGGTGTGATCTTTTCAGTAATCTGGGCATCTATACCAGATTTTAAAGCAGTTACTTCTGTTGAGCCTATCGCTGCCTCAACCCAAGCTTGTACGTCTGATTGTTTAACATCAGCTAAAGCTTTGAAGCTCGTATGATCTGAAACATCTAAAGACTGTGAGCCATAAGTCTCTGCTGTCTGATAATTACCATCTGAATCTTTATTGGTGTCATCTGTACCTTTCAAACGCCAATGCACGTTATAGATGACATCTGATTTAGTATTACTACCGTCGGAGTGTGAAGGATAAGTATCAACGGTTGATACGTCCCATGTATATGCTATTGCCATTATTTAACCTTTTTTTTTGTATATTTACGTTTAGCTTTTGTTTTTGGTTTTTTTACCAAATCTTTGTGAACCATTTTATATGCTTCATTTTCTGGTGTCGATGGATCATCAGCAACATACTGACCGTTAGATTTTCTATTTCTAACTTTTACCCAACCAAACCAGTTTCCTATTTTTTCCCAGAAACTCATAATCATTCCTCGTTCATTTATATTTATAATTTACTTATATTTTGGTGATTTTACAAATTTACCTTTATTTTTTTTACCTGTACGTTTTAATAAGCCACGTGCCTTTGCTGCAGCTCTTTCGCTAAAACCTAATTTTTTTTTGTTTTTTAACTTATGTTTTAGGGTTTTTAATTTAGCTACCATTACTTTTTAATCCTGCCAAATTTCTTTCTAACAGCATCTTTCCCTCTACGAAATATTTCAGCCTGTTTAGGTTTGCCACCATACTTAGAACGTTGTTCACCTACGGTTAAAATTTGTATTAGTCTAGCAAAAGGTTTTTTTGTCTTTTTTACTTTGTTGACCGTATCTCTAGCATCTTGGATAGAAGCATATCTAATTGAAACTGTGTCTTTGGGATTTTCGTCGGTATAAAGTCTTCTACCACTACCTTTAGGTTTCTTACCAGTTCCTACTTTAGGGTCTTTTTTTACCACGCTTTACAGGACCAATATCTTGCAGAAAATTTATCTTTAGCGGTATCGCATTTATGTCTTGCTCTGAATGATTTTCTACGACCTGGTTGGTCTTTTTTAATAGACATTTTAGGATCACCAAAACGAACCAACTTAACATCTGTACCTTTTTTAGCAAGAACTGCTGATTTTTTTGATTTGCCTGGTGTTTTTTTTGGTTTGTTAAAACCAGAAAAAGTCTCCCCTCGATATTGCAGTCTACCGCTAGGGAGTCTTTTTATACTACTTGCCTTTGGCATATATTCTTAGCCATACTCTTTAACAAGTTCTAAGATAATAGAATATGTATCACCTGAAGAGTGACCTACAGTTGTAAAGAGAATATCTCCAGTCTTACCGCTTCCTGCGTTATTAGGTATACCTGTAAAATTATCGTAGTACTCATCTCCTGTACTATCTGCTGGTAAACCTGTAATTAAAACATTAGAAGTTGCATCAAATAATAAATCTACACCCATACCACGACAGGCCCAATATATTCTTTGAATAGTAACACTTGTGCAAGCAGCGCCACTTGCGTTTGCTTGTAAAGCGGAGACATCTACTTTAGCAACAGCACTCTCACCACTTCCGTCAGAAACGTTAGTGAATTTCATGACGGCCTTTCTTTGACCGTCTTGAATAGTTTGTGTTGTTACTGCATCTGCCATTATCTTTCTACCATTACAGTTACATAGTCTACAACTAAACTTTTAGCTGCTGCTTCACCAGCTTGAATAGCCAAGGTAACTGTAAGTTCCTCATTATCAGGCAAATTAGTATTTACTACACCCACAGGTTCTGCATTATCTATAGCATAGTAAACTTTGCTTGCATTTGGATCGACATAAAAACTAGCTGTTACAAAGGTATCGTTTACCATTGTATGTACAGCAGCTGTTTCAGTTTCAGTTGAGTCTTTTTCTACAACAAAGTCTAAGTTAGTGTCGCCGTCATCTTTGGTAAAGAAAATACCGTCAGTCACACCATCAATAGCTGTAGTATCGGTTATCGCTAACCCTACTAGAGCATCTGATTGTGTAGCATCACTTAACTTAAATCTAATTGAAAAGAAAGCTTTTTTAGACCCATCAATTAAAAATGATTCTCCTTTAAGCTGTAACTCTTCTGAGTCATTATCTGCATCATTAGTGGTAATAAGCAATTGACCGCCTGCTCCACTTGTTATTTGAATTACCTCACCACTGTCAGTACCACCATCAGTTGATGTAATGGTCCAGTCTGATGCTGTGTAATTCATAAAGTCATTGAAATAACCGTAAAATGTCTGATCAGACGGATACGGTTGAAACATAGGTAAATCCTTTTTGGATTTGGTTGCCACAGTATTACCTGCGAACAATATTAAATTTTGAAAATGTGGGTTAGCCATTATGAACTCCTTTCTTAAATGGAACGCTTAAGTGCGTCTCATTAACTAACAATCCAATAATAACCTAGGGACTTTTTTGTGTCAAAAAAAAAGGGGCCTCGAAAGACCCCTTGAAACTTAAGATTACTCTTATGCTCCTTGCGAAGCATCGACACATCTCCAGTTTGAGAACCCGAATGAGTATCTCTCTCTAGCTTTGTATCTCATGTTTCCTGTATCAAAATCACCTTCAAGTGATGTTGCCATAGGGCTTCTAACAAAATGTTTGAAACCATCAGGTACATCAGTCTTGATGAAGTAAGCATCTGGATCGTTTAGGTAGTGATTAACTACATAACCGTCTGGAAGCATTCCTTGATTATTGATGGAGTTGATATCGTTATCTGAAGTACCGACTCTACCTGGTGAGTTAAGAAGTCTATCAGCAACAAATTGTAGTTGCGGTGGAACAACAAGTTTTTGTCCCTGCAACGCTATTGCTAATCCTCTATCATCAGTTTGAGTAGATATTCTGATAAGTGCATCTTCTAATGAAGTTTCATTTAAGTCAGCAAAAGTCGCTGCTCTGTTAGATCCTGAAGCGCCACTTGAAAGTGGGTGTGCTGTAGAAACTAAAGGCTGACCATCGCCGCCAACAAATGAAGTAGAAAAAGCATTGTTTAAAATACTTGCAGCTTTGATTTGCTTGGTGTTTGCCATACTTCTAGCTAATGCTTTGGTATATCTTGAACCAAGTCTATCGTACAAGTTATCTTCGACAGCTTCTTCTGTTAGAGCAAATGCAAGAGCAACTGTTTCGTGCTCGTACCTTGCTGTAAAACCTTCATTTGTGTTATCAAATGATACTCCTGAACCTTCAGGCTTAACTGGTGCATTACCAAAACCGACGATCATTACTTCTTCTTCGAAGGCTCTATCTGAACTTTCTTCTTCAAAGATTTCTGCATGCTCGTTATCGTAACGGTTATACTCCATGCCAAATAAGGCATTTAAACCAGGTTCTAATTCTTTCGCTAATTGTGCTCTATTTATAGCCATGATTTACTCCTTATTATATTCCAGCTTCTATTTTGTAAGCATGCTCGTTAATTAAAACGATCATATTTACGTTAACAGCGCCGAGTTCATTATTTTCTGAATCTTGTGAGACTCCAACAATTCTGTAGTTAGCTGTACCAGAGGCTGAAGAACCACCTATTTCAGCTTTAGATTGACCTGTTACGGTTGATCCTGCTGTATAAGCGATATCTATATTAGCTCCAATATCAGTTCTAGCTAAAGCTGCTGAACTTTGAACTTCATATAAGTTAAATGGATTATCTTCCACAAATGCTACTATATCTCCTGTTGCTGTTTGAGCAGCAGGGAAATGGGCTGAATGCACTACTTCTTTTGTAGTGGCATTGACGAATTTACATCCTCTAAAGACTCCTAGTATTTTAACATCACCAGCTGCATCGGCTACGTCGATGAAACCGCCAGTTAACATTTTTACTGGGTCCCCAGAGAATATGCCTTGAGTTGAACCTGATTCGATATTGTACTCTGTAACTTTACCTAAGTTGTCACCTGCCAAATTACCAACCAGTTTGAACCCGAAGGCCGCATCTTGATTTGCCATAATTATTCCTTATTAATTATTTTCGTTTACCGCCTCCAAACGTTACACTTGAAGTTCTCCTTGGAGACATTATTGGAGAACGAGCATCAGATTCTTTCATGAGGTCATTATCTACAGCTTCTTGTGCAGATAGCGTTCTAGTTTGGTAGTATGCGTTACGTTCGTTTCTGGTTTCCTCTGGAATCTTAGCTAATAGCAACCCACCTACTGAAACTACTCCAGCATGCTTACCATCTTGAATACTTGGCAACTCGAAGTCTCCTATCTCTTCAGACCGAACGAGCTCGAAGCCCTCTCTAGTCCTAGACATAATGTTCTTTTTGTCGTCATTATTCAAAACTTCAGCTCGAATCCATCTGTAGACGTATCCTTGTGGAGGAGGTGGAGTTTCTAACATACTTGGGGGAGCCCAAGGTTTGCGTGACATATCAGAGTCACGATTATCGGCAGAGTGGGAAGCTCTGTTATTTTCAGGTTTTAAAAACCTACCCTTATTGTCTCTTTCCATTTTTTTACCTTTTTACAAATTTTGCGTACTCATTTAAGGGTACGTTAAGTTTCTTAGCCATCTGCACTTCAGAAGGAGAAAGTTTAACTTTTCTTTTACCTGTTGTGCTTTCAGTATTTCTAGCAGCTGAAGCAACTTTCTGCTGCGGTTTTTTATTTTCTACTTCAGTTTGTGTTTCGTTAAACTTTTGTGGAAAACTCTTTTTCAACCTAGCATCGACTTCAGTATAGTACTCATCGCTTTCAAGATCAAACCCTTCATTAGCTAAATCTTGGTGTATTGCAAAAGTAGCGGCAGTCATGATTGTATCATTACCAAACCACTCTCTTTCTTCCGCCCAAGCTTTTGCTTTATCACTTGGCTCTTGTGCTTGAGGCTGAGTGATTGGTTGACTTTGTTGAGCTATTTGAGATTGGGATAAATACTGTTGATTTTGCTTTACATTATTTTCTTCAACCGCAAGTCTAGCTAAAATATCTTGAGCTTCGGCATCTTGATCGTGACTGGGAAAC